CCTTGCATAAGCTGCGGAGAGACCAATCCACCGGATCTCCATGGCGGTCAGTGGGACTGCGGCCACTTCAAAACAGTCGGCGCTAATCCAGAACTGCGCTTCGAAGAACGCAACGCCCATAAGCAATGCAAATCCTGCAATGCCGGTTCCGGCAAGTACACAGCCAAAGAGGCGACAGTGGCGAAGAACTACGAAGACGGACTGATCGCTCGTTACGGGCAGGAATATGTCGACTGGCTGAATGGGCCTCATGAAATGACTAATTACCGCCGCGATGACTTTATCCAGATCCGCGACAAGTACCGGGCAAAGCTAAAACAACTAAAGCAGCAGGAGATCGCAGCATGAGCAAAATTCAATATCCAATGGTCACCGCCGCTGTTTTTGATGACGTGGTATATCCGATTCGCCTTGATGGAGCGCATCAGGTTGAGCGTGAGGTGATGGGGGCGGTCAGGTGGTTCTGCCGGTGGCATAACGAGGAGATATCAGTTGTTAAGGCGCATGTGCTGTTTAGCTGCTGGGGGCTTTACCTAAGTCACGATCAGTTAATGGCGGAAGCATCATGACCAGAGAGCAGATAGCTCGCTATGAGGGCGAAAGCGTTAAACGCGCCAACATGCCACCAGTGGCAAAGCACAGCCACAACCAGCAGACCAAAACCAAACAGCCAGAGAGGGCCGCAGCGTGAACACTCAATACCTGGAATTTGTACGCCAGCAGCTCATCATTGCGACGGCTGATCTGAGTGGGGCGACCAAAGGGCAGTTGATGGCCTGGCTGGAGAACGCCCAGTTCGACACGAAGACCTTTAAGCGGAAGAAGCCCAAAGTTTGGGACGAGGAAAGCGAGAAATGGGTGCCGGTTGATAACCCTCCGATACCCGGTAAACAGTCACACGCCAAAGGCTCGCACATCCCACTGGTTCAGCCAGTTGAATACTCCACGGCATCGTGGCGGCGAGCGGTCCTGTCGCTCGAAGAACACCAGAAGGCATGGCTGCTCTGGAACTACAGCGAGAACACGCGCTGGGAGAACCAGGTCACGCTCACCCAATGGGCCTGGGCTGAGTTCAGGGCGCAGCTGGGAACCCGGAAGGTGGCCGGCAAAACGATGGACAGGCTGAAGGCGTTAATCTGGTTGGCGGCGCAGGACGTGAAGGAGGTATTGGCCGGGCGTGATCCTTATCAGTATGGGGATCTGGCCGCGCTGGTGGGCGTGAACAAAACCAATTGGTCTCAGAACTATGTTGAGCACTGGGAGACGATGACAGGGCTTTTTGCTAGCTTGGATACCAGCTCGCTGAAGCAAGTTTCGCGATCACGTTCACAACAAAAGGCATCTAATTACCAACCAAGTATTGCAGAAATGAACTAATTGACGTATATTTCGTCTAAATCTGATATCGTCGCCATAGCTTCAGTTGTCGACTGGATGAACAAGCCTCGCCATTGTGCGGGGTTTTTTATTATTCGTTATACTGCCCCTTGTCAAAGGGGGCATTAATGAAAATTGAAGCAAAAAGAAATCCCATAGAAATCTCTATGGATGACTATCATCAGGCCTTAAGGTGCTGCGATATTGCAACCTGTGAAGCTAAGGCTGTAGGGCAGGCTTTGGCTGGTAGGTACGAAAAACCTTATAAAGGTTGGTCTAGCTTAATTTTTACAAGATTATGTATTCATGCTGGGCTAATCATGAGGAATTCACCTAAAAGTCGCTGGTTTAAAGCTGATTATGATTTGTGGGATTATTCGTGTATCGCACCTCATGTGAGGGCGATCATGGAGGGTGAGTTATTATTATTTTATATCGCTCAACCGCCTGCGAGCGAAGATGAGTGGTTGGTCAAATTAAAAATTCTTCACCTTAATGATTGCAATAGAAGAATAAAGCTTTTTGAAGCCACTGATGATGCAGAAAATCTCAAAGCATATGAGTTAGAAAAGAATCAGCTCATCGAGGATATATCAGAAATAGAATACTTCAAGGCGCTGCCATCTGAAATTAAAAAGAAAAGTTTGCAAGGAAAAATACTTGCTATTCAGAGCAGAGATGAATTATTGAGTCTTTGCGGTATCGATAGTAATTCATTTAATCCAATCTTTGATCATTTATCACATTACACCCATATTTTACCGTATTCATTTTACCGCATTGAAGCTAATGGGCGTGGGACGGGAGTTCTTAATGATACAGATAAAAGATTTTTATACGCAGGTTTAATTACTGCTGCTGAATCAATGAGTCGTTGCACTGACATTATGGTAGGGTTGTTTCCTGATGTGAAAAATAAAAGAAAGGGTCTCAAAAGTAAATTTTCACCAGGCCCTAAACCTAGGTGAAAATTAAACGCAGCTGAGGTCGCTAATTTGCGGCCTTTTTCTTTTTCAGGCTCCCGGAAACCCCATCAAGGTCTGTCGTTAATTCATCCGGCGAGCCTGACCCTCTTACTACACAGCACCCCGAAACCTATCGGAGGTGAGAGTATGTTACGCATGGAAAAATTAACCACTGGCATCGCCTATGGAGCCTCAGCGACCAACGCTGGTTACTGGAGTCTCCAGCTGCTCGACCAGGTATCACCATCGCAGTGGGCAGCCATTGGTGTGCTGGGCAGCCTGGTATTCGGGCTGCTGACTTATCTGACGAACCTGTACTTCAAAATCAAAGAGGACCGGCGCAAAGCCGCAAGGGGGGAATAGTGGCAGACAGATCAAAGCTTAGCGCTGCGGTACTGGGGCTTGTTCTCGCCGGTGCGTCAGCTCCCGTGATTCTCGACCAGTTCCTGAATGAGAAAGAGGGCAACAGCCTGACCGCCTACAGCGACGGTTCCGGCATCTGGACAATCTGCCGTGGGGCTACGCTGGTGGACGGTAAACCGGTTCGCCAGGGGATGAGGCTGACGCATGCTAAATGTGATCAGGTGAATGCCGTAGAGCGCAACAAAGCGTTGGCTTGGGTTGAGCGTAATATTCGGGTGCCGCTAAGCGAGCCACAGAAGGCCGGGATCGCTTCGTTCTGCCCGTACAACATCGGGCCGGGTAAATGCTTCCCCTCAACGTTCTACAAGCGCATGAATGCCGGTGACCGTAAAGGCGCGTGCGAGGCAATTCGCTGGTGGGTCCGCGATGGTGGCAAAGACTGTCGGTTAACGAAGGGTCAGAAGAACGGCTGTTACGGTCAGGTGGAACGACGGGATCAGGAAAGTGCTCTGGCATGCTGGGGGCTAGATCAATGAAAACCAGACACCTTATTGCGATCGTCGTGTTCATTGTCTGCCTGTTCGGTAGCGCATGCTGGTCAGCCTGGTATTACAGCGAAAAAGCCAGTCGGGAAAAGGAGCGAGCAGATAAAGCAGAGCAGCAGGCTCAATCAGCAAACGCCATCACCGCCAACGTCATACAGGCGGTGAACATTATCAACGCTATTTCAGAGACCAACCAGAATGCAAAACACCAGATCGCACTGGAGTCACAGAGAACCCAGGCAGATATCAAAGTGGCTATTGCGAATGATGATTGCGCTCATCAGCCTGTGCCTGCTGCAGCTGCTGACCGGCTGCGCAAATACGCGGATAGTGTACGCCCCGGTCCCAGTAGTCCCGCTACCGGCCAACCTGACGGCTGAGACGGAACAACCAGCCATTCCAGACCCCCTGACCTACGGTGCCAGTCTGGATTTGAATGTGAGTCTGCTGTCGTCGCTGGGGCAGTGCAACGTCGACAAGGCCAGCATCAGGGAAATCGAAACATCACGAGCCTCGCAATAGCGGGGCTTTTTACTATTTGAGGAAATCAGATGAGTGAAGCAAAACCGCAGGACGGCATTACCGTAAAGGGCTACCGCACATTAACGCCGGGCGACATTGAGCGCATGAACCGCCTGAAGGGTGTTAGTCGTCATTTTTGCAGCCTGCTTGATACCGAGCGCGGCGAACTGCTTGCTGTACGAAATGGCCCGGATATGCTGAGCGCTGAGCAGGCGCGAGAGATTGATGACGCCCTGCGCTGCCTGTTTATCGCACGCACCAAAATGCAGGAGGCTTGTATGTGGGCCTGTCGTGCCGTTGCGCGCCCTGACGCTGATTGCTAGCCATTCCAAAGCCCATCTACTGGTGGGCTTGATAATGGATTAAAAAAACAAATCACCAAAGGCACTAATTAGCGTACTGACTGAAACCATGACCGTGCCGATAACTATATTCATCGATAACTTTCTGGACTCGACAGTCGTAACGGAAGGCTTCCCGTCACTTCCCATCGGGTAATCCCACATATCAGAAGGGTGTACCTCAAACGCTCTATACACACCTTTGTAAAAGATTGGAGCCATTGTTAATAAAATGCCGGGCAATGTGCTTAGGGTTCCAAATTTAGGAAGCATAGAATGGTCATGCAAAGCAGCAGTCACAATCACCCCTGCAAACAAGATATATATTTGCACGCTAAGCATGACTAAGGGCTTGGAGAATGAAATAAACAGCCAATCGTAGGGGTGTGAGTCATCTTTGCTAAATTCCACCGTGTTCTCCAATTAACATAAGCAATGAGTGTGTCCAGTTATAAAACCACGTATTTAACTGAATGAAAACATTGACGAATTCGTCAGTGATACTTTTTGATATCACCAAGGGCATACTCATCTTAATGGCTATAGGGGATAAATAGAAAATATCCCCTATAGGGGCTAAGGCATTACGGCAGACATTCACTGAGTGCCTGTGATAATGCTTTGTTCTGATTAAACTAAGGGTTAATCTATGATCTCCGATTATGAAAAGGAGGTTGTGATGTCAGATGTAGATTTTGAAGCAATTGGAAGATGCGAGCACCTAAAAAGTCAGATAAGCGCAGCGATGGCAAGTCGAGATGCGGCTGCTTCAAGGATTAGTTCTTTAACGAGGGACTCCGGGGGCGGTTATTTTCAGGAACGCATCCGTATAATTGATTTAGATGTAATTGAAGTCCAATTGTTAAGCCTTAAACAGCATGATGCTCATCTGAAAGAACTGGTTGAAGAATACAACTCTTGGGCTACCAAGGCCGGTAAGAGAGAAATAGTTTTTTCAAAGTATTAGTTCTTATCGCCCACACCCCTCACTTATCGTTATCACAAAGGCCACTTTCGAGTGGCTTTTTTAATGGCTTTAACAACAGGAATAACGATTTATGGCAAAACCGGACTGGGGCGTGCTTCAGCAACGGTTCCTGTCCGACCATGCCGTAACCGGCGTATCACCGAAGGATTGGTGTGAAGCGCAGGGACTGAATTATGCAACCGCACGCCGACACATCAAAAAGCCTACTGCGCAAACTGCGCAGAAGAAAGTGCGCACTGCGCAAAAGGAAAAGTGCGCAGATGAGCTGGTGGACATAAAGCTAAGCGCGAAGGTAAAGCGCTTTGTTGCAGAGTACCTGAGGGACAATAACGCGACCGCCGCCGCTGAACGTGCTGGTTATAGTGACCCCAATTACGGGCGTCAGCTCATAACGAATCCTAACGTTGCGCAGGCCATTGCTCAGCAGCAGAAAGCGTCCATAGAGCGCACGCTTGGTAGTGCCGATGAAGTTCTCTCCCAGATGTGGCAGCTCGCCACCTTCGATGCAAACCAGCTTTCACAGTATCGTCGCGGCGCCTGCCGTTATTGCTGGGGCTTCGGTCATCAGTATCAATGGCGCGACATGGTTGAGTTTGAAGAAAAGCGACTGGAAGCAACAGAGCGTGATAAGCGTGAGCCGGTTGATGTTGGTGGTTATGGCTACGACCACAACCGGGAGCCTAACCATGATTGCCCACGCTGCAATGGCGATGGAATAGGGCAGCCATACTTCGCGGATACCCGGAAACTTCCTCCTGACGCTGCCCTGGCTTATTCCGGCGTGAAGCTGGGTAAGAATGGCGTTGAGATAACAGCCATAAGCCGCGAGCGCATGTATGAAGCCGTGATGAAGCGGCTTGGCCTGGCCGATAGCGAGTTTGCGCAGCGTCTGCAACATATTGAAATCGAGCGTCGGCAACTGGAGGTGGAAAAACTCCGCAAAGAGCTGGCAGCCGATCCTGATGATGATGTTCCTGCACCAGTTGCAATCAACATTAACGTGGTAGACGCGAGGATTCGTGATGATAGCGCCGACGCTTAACGTTCCCCAGGCGCGCTTCCTCGCAATGCCGCATAAGTTTAAGGCCTACGTTGCCGGGTTCGGTTCCGGTAAGACGTGGGTTGGCTGCGGCGGCATCTGCAAGGGGATGTGGGAGTTCCCCAAAATCAACCAGGGCTATTTCGCGCCGACCTATCCGCAGATCCGTGACATCTTCTACCCGACAGTGGAAGAGGTGGCTTTCGACTGGGGCATGAACGTCAAAATCAACGAGGGAAACAAAGAGGTTCACTTCTACGCCGGGCGTCAGTACCGCGGAACGACTATCTGCCGTTCGATGGAGAAGCCAGGCTCTATTGTCGGCTTCAAAATCGGCAACGCGATGGTTGATGAACTGGACGTTATGGCGGCCGCAAAAGCGCAGCAGGCATGGCGAAAAATCATCGCGCGTATGCGTTACAAGGTTGACGGCCTGCGTAACGGCATTGATGTGACCACTACGCCAGAGGGCTTTAAGTTCGTCTACCAGCAGTTTGTTAAAGCTGTGCGCGATAAGCCTGAACTGACGACGCTGTATGGCCTGATACAGGCCTCAACGTTCGATAATGAAGCGAACCTTCCCCACGATTACATCCCTTCGCTAATGGACTCCTATCCGCCAGAACTGATTAAGGCGTATTTGCGTGGGAAATTCACCAACCTGACCAGCGGCACCATCTATCACCAGTTCGATCGCCAGCTTAACGGCTGTACTGATGAGGAGCATGCAGGCGAACCGCTGTATATCGGCATGGACTTTAACGTTGGCAAGATGGCAGCCATCGTTCATGTGCTGCGCGACGGAGAACCGAGAGCTGTACGGGAGCTGGTGAAGGTTTATGACACGCCAGCGATGATTAAGCGCATCCAGGAGGAGTTCTGGCGCTATGAGGGCGGACGTTACGTCGCCTCTCGTCAGATTTACATCTATCCCGATGCTTCCGGCGATTCACGCAAATCGAACAACGCCAGCGCCACGGATATCGCGCAGCTTAAACAGGCCGGATTTAGCGTGGTGGTGAACGCCGCCAACCCGCCGGTGAAGGATCGCATTAACTCCGTGAACGCCATGTTCTGCAACGGCAACGGAGAGCGCCGCTACAAAGTTAACGTGACCCGTTGCCCGGTATACACCGACAGCCTGGAACAGCAGGTATGGACGGCGAATGGCGAGCCGGATAAATCCGCTGATAACGATCACCCCAATGATGCTGGTGGTTACTACATCGTATAACCCGAGCG